AAGAAAAAATAAGGGGTGACTGAGTAATGGCACTAAGAATTATTGGAAGCGAATTCGGTCCATACCACGGTAATTACATCAAAGATATCTACATGACGGATTCTGAGGCGGCGGTAGAGGGACAAGGTTATTACCTGTCGAGTGGCAGGTGGACAAAATCCGCCACGACTGCTGCAATTGAGGCTATTTGCGTTAAGGCGGCTGATGCAGGAACGGATGTTTTGGCAGTAATGGAAATGGTCAAGACAGGTGACATCATTGAGGCTGATTACACAGGGACGGCTGATGCGGCGTTTTTGCCTGGATTGAAGTTGGCTGTGCTGGATGCGAATGGGGCTAATGTGGACTCTGCTACGGTTGCGGGTGGGCATTTACGGATTTTGAAGAAGGATGCCACAAATTTAAAAGTCCAAATGGTTGCTACTAAGAATATGTTCCAAGCGTAATAAAAGAAGGATAGGTGAAGAAAAATGGCAGTTATGATACAAGATAGCGGAAATTTCCAGAAACTTGTCGGAATTTATGAAAATCCACTCTTAGAATATTGGCAGGATAAATACGCACTAGCGGCAAAAGATGCCGGCATTCCTATGTTATTTGATAGCGTTCAGTCAGACAATGCCACTGAGGCTATTAGCGAGATGGTAGGAGCAGTTGACTTTAAGCAATGGAACGGAGAATTTACCTATTCCCAAATTAAGGAAGGCGGGACGAAGGTGTTCACCCCAATCGTGTGGCAAGCGGGCATGAAATATGACCGCTTTCTTTTGTCAAACGCCAAGTTAATGAATCTGAAAACTGAGCATGGTATGTTTGCCCTCGGTGCAGCCCGTACTCGCAAAGAGTGTGCTGGTGGTATATTTACTTATGCTGACCAAGCCGCAGGATACAATGTGAATGGCGTTCAGCTCTTGTGGAATACGACCGCAAATGGCCTCCCGATAGCTAGTAATGCGCAAACATCTGCTAATTATGAGTCAACTCAGGACAACCTTGAAGCATTAGAGTTAAATGAGGAAAATCTTGAAACGTTGTCTCAAAAGTTATTTGATGTGAAAGACGAAAATGGCAAGAGGGCTGGAATGAACCCCAACCTCCTTATCGTACCTACAGCACTCCGTAAGAGGGCGTTAGAGATCGTTGGTTCTACGGGCAAATCTGATACGGCTGACAATAACGCCAACGTCTACGACGGAAATATCAAGGTCTTGGTATGGGATCAATTCCGTAGACAAACCGGTAAAACTGGTCAACCTTGGTGCGTTTGTGATGAGCAAGCTGTTCGGGAATCATTAAAAATTGTGAATCGCCTTGAATCTGGTGACGAGTATGAACTAATCTCGTGGAAGGAAGAATCAGTTCAGAGTTGGACGATAGGGTCCCTTATGTGGTTTACAATGGGTGCATTTTCTTGGCATCCCCTACAATTCTCGATTCCGGCGTAAGTTTATAAGTCGTAACGATTGACAAATTAATCCGCGACATGGTATAATTTAACTAGAAATCATGTCGCGGAGGTAATTTATATGATTAGGAATTGTCCGGTATGTGGTAAGGAATTTAATGTTTTAGGGCCAATGGTTAATTGTTCTTCTGAATGTACTAAGCAAGCCAAAAAGATTAGAAATGGGCACTACAGTACAAAAGAACATTTTTGCCCTAACTGCAACAAAAAGTTTGAACCAGTAAATGGTAAACAAGTATTTTGTTCTGAGGCATGTTGGCGTGATGCAAATAGCGAGAGATTAAAGGAAATATCCCATAAGTCGGCCATGCGTTTCCATGACAAAAAAATGTTTGGCGGGAACAGGGAAATTGTCCTTCTGCGAGACGAGTATAAATGCACAAAGTGTGGCTCTACTAACAAAGTTGGAGTCTATCATAAGGAGCAACCAAATGATAGCGAAGAGGCTGACCATAGCCTCGATAATCTAATCACTCTTTGCGGTACTTGTTATTCAGAAGATTACGCCAAGCATGAGTCAACGGCATTTTTTCTCACAACATGCCAACAATGTGGAAATGAGTTCAAAACTACACTGTATCGACAATCTATTGGTTCAGGAAAATATTGCTCAAAGGAATGCTCTGATGCTGGTCGCGTAAAACTTAAAGACACGGAATCTCTAATTAAGGCGAGTAAGCCAAATTGGTTCAAGGTTGTGTGTTCTTGTTGCGGGATTGAGTTTGAAGTTCCGCCTTATCGCATTGCAAGCGGAAATGCCTTATATTGTGGTCGTTCATGCAGAACAATAGTCGAAAATCACAAGAGAGCAAAGCCAAAACCTGAAAAACCAATCAAACCAATTCCTAAAGATGGATACAAATTCTGCCTAAAGTGCGGTGAAGAGCTTCCAGCAACTGAAGAATTCTTCTATAAACGAACGGATAATGGCGTTACTAAATTAAAAAGTACTTGCAAAAAATGCACATCGTTAATAGAATCGACAAACTATGTCGCAAATAGAGAAGCGATAAGGTCCCGTCAAAGAAAACGGCATGAGGAAAATAGGGATGCAATTAACTCCCGTAATCGCGAGAAGTATCAAAACGGTGGCAAAGAAACAAAGTCGGCATACTACGAAGACAACAAGGACGCAATAAGAGAAAAGGCAATGCATCGCAGGGAAGCTAATCGTGAAAAGATTCGAGAGATTGCGAGGGAATATAGTAGTCGTCCAGAAGTAAAAAAGCGTAGGGCTGAACAAAGAAAAGCTAATCCGGAGAAATATCGCAACCAATACAATGGTTACTATCACGGAAAAGGCAAGGAGAGAATAATAGCTATCGGTAAGCGCAGGGAGGCGAGAAAGAAAAAGACAATCGCAACCCTAACCCCTGAACAATGGCTAGAAACCCTTGAATCATTCGATAATTGCTGTGTATACTGCGGAGAAAAGTTAGTAAACGTGCAACAAGACCATGTAATACCAGTATCGGCAGGTGGCGGTTACACAAAGTTAAATATGCTCCCAGCTTGTAAGCCTTGCAATTCAAGTAAGCATAATAATTTGCTGGAAGAATGGTATCCCAAGCAACCTTACTTCCTCAAGGAACGCCTGGCTAAAATCCACAAATGGATAGGATTCAATCCAAAAACAAACACTCAACAACTTGATATGTTTTAACAACAAAGCACTCCAATAAGGGGTGCTTTTATTTTAAGGAGGCATCATCATGGCAAATACTCATTTCTCAGGCCCCCTCGTCGTAGGCGGCAAACAACTCACAGACAACACAACCATTGCCCCACTAGCTCAAGAGGTCACAGTAACCTATGTAGCAGCAGAATCCCAAGCTATCTCAGACAAAGTAGATGCCATCATAGCCACTCTCATTGCGGCTGGAGTTATCAAATCAAGCTAAGGGGGCATAACGCTCCCTTTCTCTTTGGAGGTATTTATGTTCAACATCAAACCTGAAAATCTCGTAGGCGACACAAATAAACTCCTATTCGCCATTCTCACAGAACTCAAACAACTCAACGAATCAGTTCAATCCCTCCGTCCAATCGCGAAGGACGTAGTTGTTGAACCTGAGAAAGTCGTAGAAAAAGCAGAAAAGCCAAAACAACCGAAAAAGGGAGTGGTTAAACATGGGAACAAATTGGGACAAACAAGGAAATTATCAAAAGTACAATAGCGATGGGTCAACTCCTGTTGTGGTAGTTGGGAGTTTAGCGAATGTTATTCCTGTTACCCAAGATAGTTCGGCGAACGCAGTAAACACTCTAACAGTCGTTGGCGTAGAAGGAAAAAGCATCTACGTCGAAGCAATTGAAGTTGTAACGAGTGGCGCAAGTGCAGGTAGCGACATTAATATCCTTTTAAAAGACGGCGCAACGACTAAATGGAAAACCATCATAGGTAGTGGAGCAAGTCGTGGTACTCGTGTAGGTATCGTCTTACCAATGCCTATCAAGATTACCGCAGGGGCTAACTGTGTGCTTGCTGTCGATGCTGGTGGGGCTAGTGTGGTTACTACTGCAAACTTAGCCTATTATACGGCATAAGGTGGTGATACTATGTTTTTTGGACTAGTTGGCGAAAACAAAGTATTGAAGAATGAGTTTTATGCGGATTTTGTGGGTAAGGTTGCAGAGAGTACGGTTGAGAATCCGAATGTTGCTAAAAGAACTACCGGTGGTCCAGTAGGTGGTTCAGTTACACTGCTATCACCTTCAAATGTTCCCGTTGAGTACGATGCTATTGCTTATGGACAAGTAAAAATATTAGATGGTATTTTGGTTAATTTGGCAACAACCAATGTTAATGCCATGTCCCAATTACTTTTCTCCTTCAACATCATCCGCAACATCGAGGATAAAGGCGTAGTAATTCCAGGTGCTACACTTGCGGAGAAGATACAGTGGGGTAAGGATAATATTGCAAGTATTACGTGTAATGCACATGTGAGGGGTACGAGTCCGACAGGGAATAAAGCGAGTGTTACTAGATGGTTGGGCGATCAGTGGGATTTGGTAGCAGTAGCAACAAATTTAACTTCAAGTATTGCTAAGGTAATCAAACCTACCACAAGTATTGCTACTAATATTGATGGAAATGGTTTTTCGCATTACCTCGCCTACGCAGAACCCTCAGACGGAGTAACCGCAAGCATAATCTACACAGATAAGACTGATTTATTAATTACACTTAAACCGGGAGTATTTCTAAGTAGTTAAATATATTTTAGGAGGTAATTAAAATGTTTGTAAATTTACACGCAACTCAAAAAATCATGAATGAGGATGGAACAACCTCTGTTTTATTTATTCCATCCATCGTTGACGGTGAAGAAATCTATTTAAAATGCGACAATATTTATATCACATTACCGACAGCCGCAGACCCATTTATTATTGGTGCAGACTACACAGGGGAATTGACAAAATCAGAACCGCAAATTGAACCCATGGAACCACCGATTGAAGAATAATGACGAAGAAATATTTCTACAATCTATTAATAGGCGTTGACCAACTAATTAATACTATCTTTGGAGGTTATCCAGACGAAACGATTTCCTCCCGAATGGGTAAGCGTATTAAGAAGAACGATTGTTTATTCAGTAAGGCTATTTGCAGAATATTAGATATTTTTGATAAAGGTCATTGTGAGGATGCTATTGAAAAAGATGAAGGATTACCTTATTAATACCTTCGCTAAAGATCCAAAAGTAGAACTTTTAGTCAAACCGTCCGTATGGGCGGTTATTTTTATGCCTGAAAGGCTGGTGAAAGTAAAATTATGGCGATAACCTATGGTCAGATTAGAAGCGCAACCCTAAAGTTGATTGACGAATGGAGTTCGAGAGGTCAGATTCAAGGCACAACAAAAACGGCAGACTACAACTTCAAAATCCAACAAATTACGAACGAATCCATCATGGAATTAGCATCAACAACCGCAAAACTCCCTAAAACTCTCCTTGTTCCCCATAACCCCATCAAAAACTCTCTCTACGACGATACAAGTTCAATCCGACAGCATATTCCATCCATAGATTTCTCTATCGTACTAGGCAATGCCAAATCATGCGCTTTTGAATCAACGGGTCCTGCAACCATAATTATCGAGGAGTCTTCCGATGGCACAACCTACTCCCCTCTCGAAACGATAACCATAGAATCATCTGTCACTACGTTTGTGGAGTACAAGCGACTCATATCTCCATCATTGCCCACAAATACAGTGAGACTAAGGTTTACAGGCGATTATCTGTATTTGTTCCGCAATTTCGTCCTCTATCCATATTCCTTCCCTGATGTGAACTCTATCCCTAGCCATTCTCCCTGGCGCAAGGTTGAGACTCCTGCTGATTTCCTCGACCTTAATTATGTGGAGATTAGAAGGGATGCTCGACAATTCCTTCCCTATACCAATCTCATTAAGACTCCTGAGAATGAACTTTTCGTGAACAATCTAGAAGGTCCATGTGAATTTCTTATTCATTACTGGCGAAAACCTAATCTATTGACATTCACAGGTGTAGAAGCAACTGACGATGAATTAGAGATTGATTTAAGGGATGATGCGGCGTTAATTATATGTTACAACTGTGCCGGAACAATTCAGAACTCTGAAGAGACAGGAAAAGGGGATGGATATCTGAAGAAGTACACAGAGAAACGTCTAAATCTTATTTCAAGTGCATCTTCACAGACTGGAACATTTTCAAACCTCTTTTCGTGGTAAAGGTGGTGGTTTAAATAGCAACTCAAGTTTATGATTTTTCCGATGGCTTTTCGGGAGGTCTAAATATAGCTGTCGCTCCCGATCAGATTCCTCCAAATTGTTCGCCTGATATGCAAGATTGCAACTACTCAGGGGGTTCGGTCCCGACAA